TTCAAAGATTATTTTTATTGGTGACCTGAAACAAAATGACCTGATTAAATCTAAGAATGATGTATCTGGACTGAAAGAATTTCTAAATGTTGCTAGACACATGAATGAATTCAGTGAGATTACCTTTACACCAGATGATATTGTTCGTTCTTCTTTGGTAAAATCATTTATTGTGGCTTGTGATAAGTTGGGAATATAAATAAAATTTTAACTATGAGTATATTATGTTCAATTACTGCCCACCTAAAGTATTACCAGACCTGACTTCACAAACGTTTCCTGATGGCAAACGTTATTATGTAACACCAGCAGGAAACAAACTCCCATCTGTAACCACAGTCATCGGTGCTCAAAAGAAGGCATCTATTATGGCTTGGCGTCAGCGTGTGGGTGAAGAAGCAGCCAACAAAATCTCAAGGCAGGCCAGTTCCCGTGGTACTAATGTGCATACTTTGTGTGAAAGATACCTAAATAATGATAAGTTAGGTGACATTATGCCGGATGCCAAAGAGATGTTTATTGCTTTGGTACCATTACTTGATAGAATTGACAATATACATTACCAAGAACAGGCATTATGGTCTGAACAATTAGGACTTGCAGGCCGTGTTGACTGTATTGGTGAGTTTGATGGTATTCTTTCGGTCATTGACTTTAAGACCTCTAAAAGAATCAAACAACGTGATGACATTTTAGATTATTTTTGGCAGGAAACTGCATATGCTTTGATGTATGAAGAATTGGTTGGTGAACCTATCAATCAGCTGGTGACTATTATGGCGATTGATAACGAACCACCTGGCTTGTTTATTGAAAAAACGGAAGACCACATAGATGGTCTAGTAAAAGCAATTCAATTTTATAAAGAGCAAAAATAAAGGATTAGAAGATGGCACAACAACGTTCTGTTGTAGAGGTACAGCCACCTGGAATGGTTTCAATGTTTGGTAATTCTACCGCACCAAGTGGATGGTTAGAATGTAATGGTGCAGCTATTTCCCGTACTACATATTCAGATTTGTTTGCAAATATCGGCACCACTTTTGGTGTAGGAGATGGTTCAACAACTTTTAATCTTCCAGAATTACGTGGTGAATTTATTAGAGGTTGGGATAACTCTAGAGGTGTAGATTCTGGTCGTACATTTGGTTCTTTCCAATATGCTACGGGAATGGACGAACAGGCATTACAAGATGCTGCACTTAGATTAGATAATACAGATAGTGCTGCATATAATGTACGAGGTGTGAGTGGTGTTCCTGGAGATAATGAGGCAGGAAGAACATACAGTATGTACAAAATACGACCACGTAATGTAGCGTTTATGGTTTGTATTAAATATTAAGGTATAAAAGATGGCACAACAACGCACATTCGTAGATGTACAACCAGCTGGAATGATTTCACTATTTGGTAATTCTACTGCACCAACAGGTTGGTTACAATGTAATGGTGCTGCTGTATCCAGAACAACTTATTCGGATTTATTTGCAGCTATTGGTACAGTATATGGTACTGGTGATGGAAGCACAACATTCAATGTTCCAGAATTACGTGGAGAATTTGTCAGAGCATGGGATAATTCTAGAGGTATAGATTCTGGTCGTACAATAGGTTCACGACAAGATGCTACCGGTGTTGATGATAAAATCTATCAAGGTGTTTCATTAGGCCATGATAATATAGATGGATCCACATACAATACACAAAGTGTTGCTTCAAATCCAGGTAATGCGGATACATCACAAACACAATCCCGTTATAAAGTCCGACCACGTAATGTAGCATCATTATATTGCATCAAATATTAAGGTATAAAAGATGGCACAACAAAGAACACTTGTAGATTTGCAACCAGCTGGAATGATTTCCAGTTTTTGTGCGTCATCAGCACCAACAGGTTGGTTGCAGTGTAATGGTGCTGCTGTATCCAGAACAACTTATTCGGATTTATTTGCAGCTATTGGTACAGTATATGGTACAGGAGATGGTTCAACCACTTTTAATGTTCCTGAAATGCGTGGAGAGTTTTTGCGTGGATGGGATAATTCTAGAGGTATAGATTCTGGTCGTACAATAGGTTCACGACAAGATGCTTACGGAACTGATGACCAAGCTCCACAACGAGTTGATGTGGGTTTTGATAATAATGATGGACCTTACTATACACAATTTAGTGGATCATCATCAACTATCCAAACTGGCGCTAGTCGCACTGTAAGCCGATATAAAGTACGTCCTCGTAATGTGGCATTATTAACGTGTATTAAATATTAAGGAGTTTTAGATGGCTAATGTAAAGATGGTTGCACAACTTGATGTTGATGGTTATTTTCAAGGAATGACAACTGCACAAGAATCACCACTTGAACCTGGAATTTATTTGATGCCAGCATTAAGTGTTGATGCTGAAGAACCTGCGCCTATGCAAGACCATTTGCCTGTTTGGAATTCCGAATCGAAAAAATGGGATTATGTAGTAGCACAAAAACCTATTGTTACTTTAATGAATACTGGTGACGTACCAAATTACATCATTCAAACAAATACCGAAAATTCTACAACTAATAATTAATAAAGAGCAAAAATAAAAATGGCACTAAATTCTTCGGGTCAAATTAGCTTGAACAGTGGCACTTCTGGTGAATCTGTTACAATAGAGATGGGATTAGGGGGTTCAGGCACTACACTCAATATGTTGGATGCATCTGTCAGAACTCTTACTGGCAAAGCAACAGGCGCAATTGTAATGCCTACTGATTTTTATGGTAAATCCATAATGGACCAATATCCATTTTCCAATTATAGTTTCACGATAGCTGGTGTAGGTTTCGTTGGTGGTGGACCTACTGGTGCACCTGGAAAAGTTAAAGCTACTATGGGTGTTTCATCAGGTAGTTCAGTATCAGTTACTTATGGATTGATGCTGAGAGCATATTGGGCTGATAGTAACGGTAGTACACAGACTTATGGAGCATCAAGAGATGTAGTATTTGTATCATCTTCAACAAACTGGAATATTACCGACCTCACCAATATGGGTATTACTTATACAGATGTTAGAACAACATCAGCGACCCGAACCATAAATGTTTCGATGAGTCTAGATGACACCTTTGGTGCAGGATATTATGTTATTACCAGATCCGGTCCTGCATCATTTTCTCAATGGTCTTCCGGCACTTGGACACAAAAAAATACAATACTTGATACTGACGGCGGCCGCCATGGTGTGAGTGGTTCTTGGACTATACCTGCACCAACTGCTAACCAACTTATAGTTCTAGCATACACAAATAATACCGGTTTTGATACCTTCTCCGGTTCAATGACCTAAAAAATACTTGACACAATATTACGGTTCTGTTACAATAATAAATAAAGTTATGGTTGTATGAAGCAACTTGAAATGTGTTCTGGACGGGGATGCAAATTCCCCCAGGTCCACCATAAACATATTACTAAATCGGCACCGGTAAAACGTTGATTACCCGGAGTTGGAAGTCTGAATACCTTGTAGTATGTTTTTGATGGGCCTGCATAGTTTCGACAGGGCAAATAGTACAGAAGTGGACAACTCACCAGAGTAGGTGTAAAAACTAAAACAAAGTAACCGCAAACGACTCACGTTTCGCATTGGCTGCCTAAACGCAGACTAGGGTTTCGGTTGGTTTCCTCGTAACAGAATAACCAACCACAGATTCATGATTTTCTCTGCTTGACATTTCATACCTTTTTAATATATAATCCAGTTGCAACATTTCGTTGCGACAACTTTAGGAGAACTAATATGAAATGGTCTACACCACAAGCAAGCGACATGCGTTTTGGGTTTGAAATCACTATGTATATCGCAAGCCGTTAAAAGAGTTTTGGTGGGTTTACTCTAAAAGAAACCCATCATTTTATTAACAACAAGGAGTTTTAATTGAAAAAAGTAGTATTAGCAACAATCCTAGCCTCTGTATTTGGCATTGCATCAGCAGCAGACCCATATGCGGCTCTAACATACGATGAGAAAGACAAAGTAAATTCAGCCGAAATCCATTATGTTTATGGTTTGAATGTTGGCGTTAAACTTGGTGATGGTTGGTCAACCGAAGCACGTATGGAAGATGAACGTGTTGAAACTGGTTCAGCACAGAAGCAAGAAAGCCTTGCACAAGTGAAGGTGAATTATGATGTATCTACGGGTACACCATTTACTCCTTATGTTGCAGGTGCAGTTGGTCACAAAAACAAAGCAACTATTGACTTCAACTTTTGGGTTGCAGAAGCTGGTGTAAAAGCCAAGTTTGGTGATTTCGGTGTCCGTTATGGTTATCGCCGCCGTTCTGATTGGGCAGAAAGCAATACCAACGCATACAACACTGATGAACAAACAGTTGCATTGGCCTATAACCTAACTAAACATGACACTGTTGGTGTTCGTTTTGCACAAGAACGCCGTAATGACTCAGTATCGTCTGAATACAATACAAAAGGAATCTACTACACACGTAGTTTCTAATTGGATAAATAAGTATATGAGTTCGGTGGAACCCATTCAAAAAACCACCTCTACACTTACACACACAAGGAGAAAACTATGTCAAACATGACACCATTTGAAATTCGTCTTGAACTATTAAAAATGTCAAGAGATATGTTATATGATTCATACCACGCAGATAGAGACCGTCTACAACAAGACTGGCACATCAAATGCGAAACGGCAAGGTCTAAAGGTGAAACACCACCTGAACATCCGGCACTGCCAACAATCCCCTCAGAAACTGACATTATCAACAAGGCAATGACCTTGAATGGATTTGTGTCTAATACACCTGTAGCACCTGAAATCAAGGTCACCAGAAAAACTACCTGAGGGTCTAGGGGGTTTCCCCCTTTACACACATAAGGAGTACAGATGAAGTTTTTATCATCTATTGTTATTTCCATCACAATGATTCTGCCAATTTCGGCACAAGAACAAACCTTTTCTTACGAACAAGAAGTGGCACAAGATATCGGCCGGCAAGTCCTTTGCATGGCTAAAAACCTCTACTATGAAGCTGCCATGGAACCATATGAAGGTAAACTAGCAGTGGCACAGGTCACCATGAACCGTGCAAATAGTTCCAGATTCCCCTCAAATGTCTGTGATGTTGTATATCAAAAAACAGGCAGTACATACCAATTCAGTTGGGTTGGTGAAAAAGTTAACCAAATTAAAAATAAGTATGCATGGGAAGAATGCCTAATGGTTGCAAGAAAGGCCTTGACAGAACGTAAACTACATGATACAATCTACAAAACGCAAGCAATGTACTATCATAACACCTCGGTAAGTCCACCTTGGAAATTGAAGTATGTTGCTAAGATTGGTAACCATTTATTTTACACAAGAGCCTGATATGCCGACAAAGAATGAGATTAGTGAATTTAGTGATATGATAGGTAAACTGTCATACACGCTTGGTAGTACACATATGGATGCCATTGTACATCATTGTGAATCTACTGGAATGGAAATTGATGTGGCTTCTACTCTGATATCACCGGCATTGAAAGCCAAGATTAGAGAAGAAGCTGAAGATTTGAACCTAATGAAGAAAAGTTCTAAATTGCCATTGTAAGGAATTATATTATGTACGATAACAATATATTTCATTTGTTTGCCAAGCCAGTATATCATAGAAATATTGGTAGAGACCTAACAAAAGAAGAAAATGATTTTATTCTGAAAAACTGTGAAAGAGAAAATACATTTTTCAATCTAGGCAATTATACCAGCAAAGATACTTACATCTTGGAGAATCCTGTTCTTGCAAACCTGAAAGAAGATATACAGTCAGTAATTGATGAATATATTGAAAATATCATCAATCCAGTTGATGGATTCAGTTTATATATTACACAATCTTGGATGAATGTTGCTGACAAGGATAAATTTCACAATGTACATACACATTCAAATAGTGTATTATCTGGTGTTTTTTATTTTGATGTGGATAATATTTCAAATTTTACAATCTTTCATAATGAAGAATATGAAATTTATGGTATAGAAAATAAATCAACAAATTATTACAATTCAAAAGAATATTGTATTGAAGTTGATAAAGGTGATATAATTGTTTTCTCATCAAAAATGAGACATTCTGTTCCACCAAATAAATCAGATAAACCTAGAATCAGTTTATCTTTCAATACCTTTATCAAAGGTACAATTGGTGTGAATCGTATATTAAATGAACTGGTGTTATGAGTTTCACGTTTGAGGAAGGGTCGGGCTTCTCAGCCTTTGCTTTATTCAATGCAATCAAATTACATTTTACCTCTGATAGTTATGATTATTTTAAGTATGGCGGTAAAACCAATGTCTCAAAGGATACTTTTGCCAACCGAAAGGACAAATACACTTTTTATCGCCTTTCCAGAAAATACAATTTACAAGACCTAAGGAACTTTTATATCTCCAATTTCTTGGTCAAGGATGTGAATTGGGTTGGTGATATAGCAAATGCTGAAGGTGAAGAAAATTACAAGATATGGCAAAAAAGAAACCAGCGCTTGACATATGAGTTTGAACAAGATATAATTCGTATCTTAGAACAGGCAGAAAACCCCGATGAACTGATTGTGGTACCATCTGGTGGTTATCCGGCATTGTTACTAGGTGCAAAGCAACACAAGATTTGTATTGAAACATTGGTGATACTTGATGACATTATGAATTTCTTTCCTATGTGGAACAAAAAGATATCGGATGATATTATATGGCCTACATATCAAAGGAAGTGTATAAGGTATAAACCTTTCATTCAATACGATAAAGAAAAGTTCAAAACCATTCTTAAAGAAAGTATCAAAGAATTATGTCAGTGAAAATTTCAAAAATTTATTTGGACATGGATGGTGTAATCTGTGACTTCCATAAGAGATACGAAGAAATGTTTGGTGAAACACCAGAACGTGATGACAAGTCAAAAAAGTTCCACAAAAATTTTGATGAATTTATTGAGGCAAGAAGTTTCGCCACACTGGACATGATGCCAGGAGCTATTGCACTCATTCGTTCATTGGAAGAATTGTATGCAGAATATGGTGTTCCAACCGAGATTCTTTCCTCTACTGCATCCACAAAACGACATGAAGTAATTAAGGCACAGAAAGAAGAATGGCTTCATAATCATGGAGTTTTATTCAAACAAAATTTTGTTCCAGGCAAACAACTGAAACCTCAGTTTGCCGAACATGATGCACTAATCATTGATGATACTGTAAGTGTTATTGATGCTTGGCGTAAGGCAGGTGGTCTTGCAATTTGGCATAATAATGTGCCAGCCACCTTGGCAATGTTGAAAGTTTGGCTTTGACAACGCCTAAATAAAGTTATATAATGCACAATGTGGATAATCCGTTAATACTCCGTTATACTAGAAAGGTAATACAATGGTAGATTTTTCAAAAATGAAAAAGAGTTCAGGCAATCTGGACAAACTCAAAACAGCCGTAGAAGCACTCAACGCTTCATCAGAAGGTGCCTCTGACAAAGAGAAATTCTGGCGTCCCGAAGTTGACAAAGCAGGGAATGGTATGGCAACAATCCGATTCTTACCAGCATCACCAGCCGATGGTGAAGATGGATTGCCTTGGGTTAAAATCTTTGGTCATGGATTCCAGGGACCAGGCGGTTGGCTTATTGACAACTGTTTGACTACTAAGAACCAGCAATGTCCTGTGTGTGAACACAATTCTACTTTGTGGAATTCAGGCATTGAAGCTAACAAAGAGATTGTACGCAAACAAAAGCGTAAATTGAATTACATTGCAAACGTATACATTGTCAGCGATCCAAAACATCCTGAGAATGAAGGCAAAGTAATGTTGTTCAAATTCGGTAAGAAAATCTTTGATAAGATTACCGAAGCAATGAACCCTCAGTTTGAAGATGAACAAGCAATCAATCCATTTGATTTGTGGAAAGGTGCTAACTTCAAGTTGAAGATTCGTAAAGTTGAGGGTTACCAAAACTATGACAAGTCTGAATTCGAATCTCCATCAGCACTGTTGGATGACGATAATGAACTTGAAAAAGTTTGGAAATCAGAACATGCTTTATCAGAGTTGGTTGCTGATAAAGAATTCAAGAGCTATGATGCTCTTAAAGACCGTTTGGAAAAGGTCCTAGGGTTGAATGGTGAGAAACCTGTCACTCGTACAACTGTTGAACAGATGAAGTCTGCACCTAAGAAACCTGCAGCTGAACCTGATATGGCAATGGCCGATGATGATGACATGGCATATTTTGCCAAGTTGGCACAAGATTAAACAAAAGCTCCTTTCTCAGAACTTTGTTTAGACCCCGCTACGGCGGGGTTTTTTATTGGTTAAACAACTCTCGTAGAATTCATTATCATTCGTTGGAATG